AACACTTCCGCTTCCTGCAGCGTCGTGCCGACCGGAGCCGTAACGAGCTCTTCCTTCGTCATGACCTCTTTGATTTTGATCGAATAGTCGTGAACGAAACGAAGGTCGCGGTTCGTAATAATGCCGACCAGCTTGTTGTTGTCGTCGACAATCGGTACGCCGGAAATCCGGTATTTGCCCATCAAAGCTTCCGCGTCGTATACATGATGCTCGGGCGTAAGCGAGAACGGGTTCGTAATAACGCCGCTCTCCGAGCGTTTTACCCGATCGACTTCCTCCGCTTGCTGGGTAACCGACATATTTTTATGAATAATGCCGATCCCGCCCTCCCGAGCGATGGCAATCGCTAGCGCCGCTTCCGTCACGGTGTCCATACCTGCGCTAATGAGCGGAATGTTCAATTTCACCGAAGCACTCAGTCTAATCGATACATCCACTTCCCGGGGCAATACCTCCGACTTTCGGGGGATGAGCAATACATCGTCAAACGTTAAGCCTTCCTTCGCAAACTTCGTTTCCCACACAACCAAGTTCCTCCCTTATTGTATATGAAGCGTATTGCATCGGCTCCATAGTTTGCTTCCGACAGCTGATTGGCCTAGAAGCTTAAACAGATTCTTGCGTTCCTTGCTCTCCGTATATTATTGCAATATTTTTGTTAGTGTATCACAAAGATTCAGAGCGTGTAAACATGATACCATATTTTCAACAATGCCCGTTATGGCGCGGTTGGATACGAATCACATCGTATCAACACGAATCATACCGTATCAGTTTTAAAGCTTATTTTAAACACTTGTTGTGGGTAATATGTGGGCTTGTCTACAAAAATTCATCATCCAATTTTATGATTTTTGTTGTGTTTCTTCTATATAATATAGCGCTGCGCTGATGTGGAAAAAACCGATAAAAAAAGCGACAGAGGTTCATCCTCTGCCGCTTTTTTAAATCAGGTTAAAATTTGGGTTTTCCCAATACATAATAAGGAAGGTTGCAGCGTTATCTTGAATCCATGGTTTGGCGTGGATCGTTGTAGGTTCTCCGAACTTTTCTTTCAAAAAAGGCAATATGCTCGCGTTGGGTACTGGGCCGTAATCAACTACCGAGACTATTAAAACGGGAATCTCTTTTTTGGTGTCTCTTGATACAGTTATAACATAAGATACGTTTGAATGATGATCGATGACATTGACCTGCCTACCATTGTTCTGTTCCGCTTTTTTTATCGCCTTCAAAATCGAATTTTTCAAGCTAAGCGTAACTTTCTTAATTTTTGCCAGTGCCAGCATCTTTTCCAAATCAACACCTCCAATGAGTTTATTGCAAATTTAAAAAATTAATCTAACTTGCACTTTGAACTTTCATGATATCTAAAAATGGCACTTTATGTGCCTCGCCAAAACGGTCTATATGAACCATTCTTGTCCTGGCATCGAGTTCTGTTACCACTCCGCAAACAGGCTCCTCCATGCCCCATACAATAAGCTTGACCTCGTTTCCTTCCTGTTTTGCTTCGACCAACTGGTTACCTAGTTCCTCCAATTCAAATTCATCTCGTGTTGGCCGTTTGGGTTTTGATGTCTTAATCATTGGCAGAACTCTCCTTTGACAGAACATTTGTTTGCGTTCATTATACAAGACGATTTCCGGATCGTGCAAGGTAAATTATTCCTTGCCTTTTTTGAATAGCAATACTATGATTTTAACGAGGTGATCCTTCTTGAAATTCGGAATGAGAAAGCCAAGTCTTAAGAAACGTATTTCTGCCAGGACAAGCGTCAAGCGGCAATTGGTTCATCGGCTCGGATTAAAAATGCCCCGAGGATTCGGGTGGATACGTAGTCCGAAAAAATATGTGTATAACAAAGTGTACAGCCGAACAACGTTCGACATCTTCAAGCTTATTAAAAAGTTATTCAAATGAACTCCCTCCTGGCCATGGCCGCGCAGGGAGTTTGCTTTATAAAATCCCAAGCGCTTGGGAATTTCATTTGAACACCGCGGCGAAATACTTTCCGATTCGAACGCTCATTTCTTTTCGAACCAAATCCCGCGAAATCCCCGTCCGGCCCTCGTATCCGCGGTAAAGATACCTATACCACATCGTATCTTCAACCAACTCATCTTCCCAAATCTTAATATTTGATGAACGCAGTTTTTTTCGCGCTTGAACCAAGTCTGCATTGATGCGATCTATCAAAACATCGATCGCCATCAAGAACCCATCTTTCATTATGTGCTCAATTAATTCAGCGCTTCGACGTCCTTTTTGCGCATAATTGAGTATTCCTTGCAAAAGAACGTGGTCACGGATCAGCTTTAGCTCGGCCTCACCTGGAACCGGACTGATCGTTGGCTTCGGCAGTTTACGTTCGATCAGCGCCTCCCGATGTTCGGGGAGAAGAATCCGGCTGGACTCCCAGCGACCATTTGCGTCAAGCTTTGTCATCTTGTTCGCCTCCGTATGAGAACGTTTGTTTGCATATAGTATAGGGGATAGGCCGATAAATATGCAAGAGGGCAGGAAAAATTTCCTTATTCCATTGACATAATTCTCGCTATATGACAAAGTAAAACAAAAAACGATAAGGAGATGGCATATTTTGAAAAGGTTAATAGGTTTGGCAATCATTTCAGTATTAATCGTAATCGTGACTGCATGCGGCAGCGCCAGTAAGCAACGATCTGCCGATGATGTGGCTGCTGCGTTTAAAAGCGCTAATCTGTCAGTAGATAACACGGTGAATCTGGAGCCTAAAGATTTTGGGATGGCCCCAATGAAAACGAAGGAAGCGAAGAGGTTTAGCATTTCTTCGATTGAAGGTGATAAAGCCTGGGGACGAATTTATGTCTATGAAAACAACTCTGACTTGGAAGAAATGAAAAAGTTTTATGATGAAATAGGAAAAAAATCCGCACTTTTCTTCACTTGGCTAGTGGCTAAAGATAATGTACTTATTCAATTTAACCGAGAAGTTCCTGAAGACATGTTCAATAAGTACAAAGCCGCGCTTGACGCCATGAAATAGAGCTAGCCGCCAATACATAAAATTTGCAGCGAAAAAATCCCCGCCCAGCCCACATAGGCAGAGCGGGGATTTTATTGTCTACCAGTCCGTGTCCTTTACCACCGGCAGCTCTACCGTTTGTCCGATCAGCTTATGTGTGCAGTCGTTAAGGAACTGGATACGCCCATCTGTGACGAAGCTATGGCAAACATAAGGCTCCATGTCGCCATAATACGGCGCTGTGCATAGCAACGAAGGAGCGAACGTCGGTTTTTCATAGTCGCCGTTAAATGTCCATCGCTGATCGAATGCATGCGCTCGTTCGCATCCAGGACACCAAAAGCGGAAAAGTCCGCCTTCTAATGGCATTACCCTTCGCAATTCATTCACCCCATCGTCGCCGTATTCGCCTTTCCATCCCATGTCACACCGAGCTGCAGCACTTCCGCCAACTTCCGGACCTGAACATATCCGACTTTGCCCACCACGAGAGTAGGCAGCAGCTTTCCGTTTACGGTGACTTCCGTTCCTGTCCACCCTACTTTTCCGCCGACCGCGGCGCAAATCGTTCTGGCCGGACCCCACGTTGTACCTTCGATAAGTAGGCCGGGGAAGCTTTGTCCTTTGTATTGGATCGTAGCCTTGATTGGCTGCGGCTGATCGGCTTCTTGATCGTATTTGGAAAGCTCGTGCTTTTTCCAAAGGTTCAGGATCTTTTCTGCGTAACGGCTGTCCGTCGCCCATCCGGAGGCGCCCAAGGCTTTGATCTGATCCTCTGGCGTCTTGGATGCGCACATCGCGGAATAACGCGGCCTGCCATACAAAAGCTCTTGATCACGAAAATATTGTTCCAACGAGATGTATGCCCGAAACTTGGCCACGGTTTTGTACGGCTTGCCATTCGCCTCTTCCCAGGTTTCCTTCTCGACATATCTGCCATCCCAGAACGGCGTTCGGCCCCCGATCGCCTTTATGCCGGACAAGTTGAACCAAGGATGAATGTTGCCGCCCGTTTCAAGCAATGCCTGGGCGATCCGGAGCGACGGGAATATAGGTGATCCTTCGCGACGCATTTTAACGCATGCCGGCGCAATTGTAGCGATGAATTGTTTTTCAGGCATTTTTGCCATTCGTCCTCGACCTCGCTTCCCTGCGTTTTAAGGCTCGATCAAGCTTGGATTCGATTTCGCTTTGCACCCAATCCGTCACACGCTCCAATATATTAACAGGCATCCAATTTGCCCACCCGGCCCGTATCGCATTGGCCGTCATACTCTTCAATGTGTGATAAATCAATCCCACGGCGAAAACACCGAACAAGATGCCAGAAAGCCCGGTAATCTTATCAAGCAGGTGCCCACCTGCCGGGAGCATTAACATGAAGAACGTTCGGAAAATGCCATCGATTCCGTATTCAGATGCATACGTATTGTCTTTCTTGGCCGCGCGCGATCCGCTCAACCAATCCATCAGGATGAAAAAAGCAAGAGCTGTCATCGTAGAGATGACAGCCGGTTCGGATCCGTATAGGAATTCGAAAACCGGGAGCAGGAAGCCCCCGGCGATTGCGGCAACTTGCTTTTCAGCGTTCATATGATCCCCCTCGATATAATTAAATAGCCCCGATAAATTGAGGGCAATATGTCTAATCTATAATCCCTAAGTCCGCTTTGACCATATCCAACAGGACAGCCGGCACATCATCAAGTGTGCGGCGGCCAGCCAGTATAAGGGCTACATAGGTTGTAGCAAATACCTGCAGCTGCTTCTCGCTCATCAGTTTTGCACCTCCTTTCATGGCTATAGTGACGACAAATAAAAAAAGCATCTCACGCAGCCAGTTAAGCATTGTGTTCAGCTTCTTTCAGTTTGTCATATTCTTCTTTGATTGCTGCCGGAACGCTCTCCTCAGTACGGCGCCCGGCTTTGACTAAATCGAAATAGATTTTTGCAATTGACGTTTTATCCATGCTTATACACCTCCTAGTAGCATTTCGAATAACGATGCAATTGCTTCTTTATTATCGAGATCGGCTTTTTTTAAGTCCTCGACTTCCTCGCTCAACGGCTTCTGATTTACTGGCTCTGGCGGCGGAAACTTCTCCGTAGACCATTCGCCGTTCTCGAATTTTCGCCACATGTAATCGTCACTGTAATTCGGTACTGGAATCATGTCCGGCGACTCTGTATCACCTGCAAGACTTGAAATGCCGATACATATCTTTTGCTCATTGAGCTGCGCATAATAGAACAAACTTACACCTCCTAATTACTCAAACTCAATAAGTTGCCATTCAATATTGTAAGTAGAATTAGGCCAAGAACAAACAAAACTAATTAAATTTGATGTTAATACTGTGCCTGATAGAAACGTTGCTATTGCGCCTGAGTTTGATGTGAAAAAACTGAAAAACAGCATACTCTTATTAATGTCAACAGTGCTAACATTTACAGATGATCCAAACAACGGACTTGTACCATCAGGATTTACAAGTGTATAAGCTCCTTTCTGGAGGCTTTTCACATTATTAAATTCAATAACCTCCCAGTAAATTCTCGGAGGTTTATCGTAGTTACCTATTACAATTTCAATATTTGTTGAAGATGTGAGTCTTGCTTTCGCCATGGTATTGGTTGTGAAAGAACTCGAAGCAGAAGGTACTGCGTAAATTCGAACGATAGACTTGTTTAAATCAACAGATGTTATGGTTATGTTGTGTGTAGAAGTACCAGTTAGGTCGCGATATCCCCTTTGGATGCTTTTAACATTTGGTTCACCCCCCTCACCCTGTAAGATAAAAGCCGTTCCGTCGTACCTCAATGTATAGATACCGCCAGCCCGTAGGTTACCAGCCCCGACATCGGTGCCGTTGGCCTTCTTGATCGCCTTCGCGCCAAGCCCGTTCACATTAATTGTCGATGTGCTGGTGTTTGCCACGTTAATTTTTACAGCTACTGCCATACCGTCTATGTACGCCGCTGGCGTCGGATTGAGCGTGACAGCGTAGGCATTGGCCAAGCCGGTAGCCGCGGCGTATCCAGGTTGCCGGACGTAGTCGGAAATATGATTGGATAAGTCCGTATCAGTAGCGTATTGAGGATGCGGATCGACAGCAGCAACGTGAGCGGACACAGCCGCATTTGCTTTGCTTGTTGCGCCAGCAGGTGTTTCGGCTCCGATATCTGATGGCAAGATTGGATCGCTGCCGCCCGTCTTATGCGACGCAGCATGTGTCGTAGGTGCGAATGCTGACGGTTTGTTTTGCAGTGTATTCCAATCTGCTGCAGCTGCGGGAGGTAATTGCCCCGCGGGCACTTTTCCTGTCACGTCCAAACTTGCATAACCGTTTGCTTGACCCTTTTTGCTCGTATCCTCTGACTTTTGCTGCAGCTCCTTCACTACTTTGAATATCCGGTTTAGAAGCCAGTTCCACCAATCCGCAGGCGGCTTCTCTCCCGGCTGCCATCCGTTTGTTTTCTTCGATAGTGGAGGCTCGACGCCGGTCGCGTTCCATTCCGGTAGTTGTTCATTAAATGGCATGTATATCCCTCCTAAATAGGCAAGTCTTGCTCGGTTCCTGGCGAGTATACCGCGCCAAGTGATCCGCCGATTGTCTGGCTAATGTCCGCAAAACCGGCATCGTTATCGATCTCGCTTTCCGTCGACGAAGAAGAAAATGCAAACGTGCCGGTCAGCTCGATCGCACCGACCTTCACTCCGGCCGCAACGGTCTTCTGTACAATCCGCGCGAACTGTACCGGGTCGAGCCCGACTGCGTTCAATCGGGCAAGCGGCAATTGGATCAATGAGATCGCCGCGGGTTCCGGCGCGATCGGATCGTTGTACAACTCGGAAATCCGGATCTCGGTCGGCGAGATATCGAGTGCTGTGGCCAGAACGCTAATGATCGTATTCATATCACCACGTGACAAGTTCCGAGCAATCTTCGACTTGATTAGAATCCGGTACTGTTCATCGGTAGCCACGCCGCGAGGCTGCACAACATTCTCGCCAATACGATCGAGCGTCGTTCCTTCGGCCTGATTGATATCGCGCCATTCCTGAATGCGGCTTTGAGTTTGTTCCAGCTTCTGCAGCTGCTCAGTCAAGATACCGAGCAGCTTGCCAAGATTGGAATTCGGGTCCTTCGTAAAAACATCGGTCAGCCGACCTAGAATGTCTTTAACGGTAATCATGGAGTATACACCACCGATATAACCGTATAGGACGATTGTGCGACTTCCTGCGGCGCGATCGTCACGTTCGTCTGTGCCCAAGTAACTCCATTGGTCGAGACTTCGATTTTCACGTCGTCGATGCCCGTTACTTTGTAGGCGGCAGCAATAAGGCGTGAATGAACCACATCCTCGCCCATGTTCAGGCCGACGTACAGCTGGCCGTCTTCGTCCTCTCCGCCTATATAACGCACGATCGATGACTCGATTTGCCGATCGCCGTCGGCGGGATAACTCGCATTTTTGGTTACCGTCACTCGAACACGGACTTGTACCTCGGTTGCATATGAAAACTTGATTGTATGCGGGTTTCCGGCGATATCGTTTACGACGACGCTTGTACTGCCGTGAGCCTCGATCCCTGCAGCTTTGGTATCAAGGATGGTTTGCCCGATCTCAGCTGCAGCGCCGCCCAAGGTGAAAGCCTCAAATGACTTCGGCGGTCGACCAGCGCTATCCGGAGTTGATCCAGTGTTTTCAATGACGACGGCAGCACGCACGCCTGGAGTACGCAGCAACGCACCGCGTAGACTGTCCACCGTGGCAGCTCCGCCGCCAGCAACGGACAAATCCCATCGATCGCGAAACTCTTGATCGGTTTCTTTCTCCCGTCCCCCTGCCGTTTTCTCGGGATTCGTGACTGCAATGACGTCCGGATCCGGATTGACGATAACGACGATCGTACCGCTTGCTACATTGCCGAGGCGCCCCGGTTCAACGGCCTGAATGCCGACGTTACCTTTTCCGGATCCGTCCAGAACAAGATCGGCCTTTGTCTCAAAATACACGCCGGATTCCGTTGCAACACGGTAGCCGGCGTGAACGGTATGATTTGGGGTTCCGGTAATATTGATCGCTCCTGATGCTGGACGCTCGGAGATAGGTGTTATCCCGACATACGGCCCAAGCCGATACAAACTATTGCCTTCGGCCGTGTTCTTATAGGCGCTGTAATACACATCCTCGGTATTCTGCCAGAAGTTCGCCAGAAACCAAGCGAATAGGCGCAAAATTATTCCGAGTACGGAACGTTCCGACGTGTTTACTTGCTCACCGAACGCCTCTTTTGCCTTCGCTTCCATCTCCTCGAAAAGATCCGCAAAGCGTTGACGTTTAAATCCGGTTCTATCCAGCATCCAAACTGACCTCCTCCCCTATTTGTTCTCCGTTTGCGCCTGTAGCTCGAAAGGCGACCGTTTGCTTCCGCTCGGCTCTATCCGGTTGGATCTCGATCGCGTCTACGGTCGATATCCGTGGCTCCTGCAGCAAACCTTGCCGCAGCTCCTCGCGCATTTGGTCCTCGTTCGGCTGCTTGCCGAGAAAAACATTGAAATCGATGCCCATGTCCGGATTAAGGAACCATTCGCCTCTATTGGTTCCGATCGTAATCCGGCAACATTGCGCCAGTTCCTCGACGCCTTCCAGAACTGCAAGGTCGTTTCCGTCAAAGGCCAAATCGCCATTGACCAATTTTATAGACTGCACGGCAGCACCCCCACGATGACCGCATCGTTGAGGTCATGCATCCGGCCACTGTCAGGGCTGGACAGCTTCCCCGATAGAGTGTTTTTGATTTCCCGATCGGCACAAAGAACCATGACCGCGTCTCCGGCCTTTAGCGCTGGCTTACAGACCGTCTCAACTCCTCCGATTAACAACCGCTGCCCGAGCGCAGGAACGTTCTGAATGACAGCCGGAGCGCTCTCAGATGTCCGCAAGAGCGGTTGTACGGATGCCGTACCCTTTTGCTCGTCAAACGTCACCACACGGCAAGGAAAGGCAACGTGCAGCCCTGCAAACTGTTTTGATACAAAACCCGACAAAAGACTATGCAGCGCGCTGGCCGGGTCGTTCATAGTACCGCCTCCACTTCGGTTATAAAATCATTGGCATTGCTGAAACTGTGCGTGCCACTGCGGGCATAGACACGACCTTGAAAGGACTCGGCATGCATTTCGATTAACGACGCCGTCGTGATCCGGTATTGCAGTTGAGAGCGAAGTTTGTACCCCTTCGCGCCTTCTTCCTCGAAATACTCCGGCGAGCCTATCAATCCTGTTTCCGGAGATAGGCGGAAAGCGTCATCCTTGCCGCGGCGAAGACTCCGAACGTACAGTTTGCCCTTGTTGATATAAGCCGACGTGCCGCAATCGCTCGCGACCTTGGCGCAAATTTCGATAGCGGAGCCTTTCGCCGTATAACCTTCGGCATATTTCACGTCCATGTTCAGGTCAAATTGACCGACTGGCAACCCGATTTCCTTGGTCATATCCTTTAAGATATAACTGGCCAGCGTCCCGGCTGCATATGATTTCTCGCGAATCTCGCGTTTGGATAAATCCTCCGAATCCAAAACATAGATGGAGGTCACTCGGTCAGGGCCTTCACGTGTAGTCGTTACCTTCGAAATGTACCCGTGCAAGATCAAACCGACATCGCCGCGATAACCGGCATTGACCATCAACGTCATGTTGCGCTTGATCCGGTTGATCGTGTCTTGGGATAGATTCCAGATTTTAATTTCGCTTTCATTCGGGAGCATGTCGTTATCGAACGGGATGCTCCCCTCCATCGTGTACTTATCGAGCGAGAACATCATATTTGCGACCATCACTTCGACAACCCGGCCGTAATTAATCATCGTCCACACTCCCTTCAACGTACAAAAACACGTTTTCGGAAAGCGTGCTCCAGGTCACGGTGCTGCTATTGTCGGACTCGTCATACGGGACGATGACGACATTCGGAAATCGATTGTCCGCCACGTCTTGAAATAGTGGAATGCCGTACACGATTTTCTCGCCGACGACAAGCAGCTCGCCATCGCGTTCCAGGTCGACGGTGAAGAAATCAAATTCCGCGTTGTAATGAATCTCCATCGTATAGATCGTATCATCGAGCAGGATATCAAACCGATACGGGATCAAGTCTTTTTCGATATCGATATATTCCATAAGATCACGCCCAAGGGCTTCCTTTCTTGAATTTGACCTTGGCTACCTGCTCCTCCTTCTTCTTCCCTTTCCCTTTCTTTTTCTTCTTCTGCTTCGTTCCTGCAGAAACCACCTTTGCCGTCTGAGATTTAACGACAGCTGGCAGCGATTTGACGAAGGAAGATGTCGCTAAACGGATCTCCTGCAGAGACATTGAAAAGGTGAATCCGTTCGCGATCTTATAGTCATGCTGGCAGGATAGGGCCGAAATTAAGCCGGAGAATGTATTCCGCCCGACAAAGCTTACTTTTTTACCGCTTTTCATGGCGTTGACCAGGTAATCACGAATGGCTGACGCTTCCACCCCGACAATACTGCCGGATAATTCGAGCGTGTTGGACTTTGGCTGGACGTGGTCCGTCAAGCTGATACCGCCCTCAACCGGCTGACTCGTCACATCAACCCCATAACTCGGCGATTCGTTCTCAACATGGATATAGCGACCGTCGATCGTTGCCATCAGCCCGCCCCCTCGATGCCGCCGCGACGCATGGCGCTTTCGATGACTTGGAGCAATACCGGCTTGATCTGTGAAGCGATATCTTGCCCGATACGTTCTCCATCACCGCCACCCGTTACCGTAACTGGGATCGTCAATTCAATATGAATGCCATTCGCTCCCCCGGCCACTCTTGCAGGAGCAGCTGGCGATCGGCTGGCCTTGTTCTCCGCTGCCGTCATGACCCGTTCGCCCTCATGCAATTCGGCGACATAACCGTCATAAGGCACGTAGTCCAATCCGTCGGCATGCGATCCGTCAACCTTCATCTCCGGAATCTTGGGAATCCCCAGGTCGAAATGCCCGCCGCCGAGCCAATCCGGAATATCAAAGCTGATCGCCTCATTGATCATATCGATCATTCCGTTGAGGATCCGGATAATGAAATTTACGCCCGTGGCAAATCCTCGCTTGATGTTGTCCCATAAGCCTAGCACTCCGTCGGCAATGCCGTTCCATGCCGCTGTCGCGCCGTCTTTAATGCCTGTCCATATACCGGAAATCGTCGTCCAAATGGATTGACCAACGGAGCTAACCGTTTTCCATATGGAGTTCCAGACCGAACTAAAAAAGTTCTTGATCACCGAACCCCAAGTTTTGAAGTATTCTACGATGCTATTAAAAAGGTTCATGCACCAGCTTTTGAACTTGTTCCACTTTTCGGACAGCCATTCGCTGATCTTGCCCCAGTTTTTAAAGATCAGAATAATCCCGGTAATCGCGGCGGCTATAAGCAGCGCGAGTCCGATAATTGGAAGCCAAGGCGCGATCGCAGCCCATCCTGCAACTGCCGATGCCCATTGCGCCGCGATCCACGCGGTAAAGGCAGGTAGCATCGAGTAGAGGATTACCGCAGCAAAGCCAGCCAAAGCGGGAACGATAATGTCCAGATTTTCGCTCAGGAACGAGATGCTGTTCGAAACGAATTCGATCGAGCCGCCAAGAACGCTTCCGATCGTATCCCCGATCGAATTCAGCAGCGGTTGATTGTCGGATAGCCACTGGCCAAATTGATTTAAGTAGGGCATCAGCCTTTCGCCAATCGGTATAAGAACCCCTGTCTCCACCTGCCGACCGAACATACTTAACGCTTGACCGGGAGTCTCCAGTTTGATTTGATTCAATTCGTCCATCTTGTTTTTGGTCATGTCGAACTGGCTTTTGGCCGTTCCCATGGCGGCGATGACGCCCGTCTCCAAGTCCTCAAACTGTGTTCCCATCAGGGCGACCCCGATCGTATTTTGAGCGACCGGATCTTCCACATCGGAAATCATCTGAATGATCTGAGTAAAAGCCTGCTTTGCCTTCGGCCCGCCGGCGGCGAACGTCTGCATCATCTGCTCTGCGTTCAATCCCAGCATTTCGAAAGCCTGCATCGACGTTTTAGACCCATCTTTACTTCGGATCGTGAACTCTTTAACCGCGTCGGCCACCTTATCCAGATCTCGCGCACCTGCCCCTGCCCCTGCTGCTAGCGAGTCAAACATTTCATTTGCCGAGAAACCAAGCTTGTCGAAAAAGACGGAGTACTCATTCACGGTATCGAGCAAGTCACCAGAAGCATCAAGCCCCTTTTGCTTGCCCTGGGCAAACAGGTTAAACGCTTCGCGCGATGAGATCCCGAAGTTATCCATGGCATTGTTCGCCGCTCTCGTCGCCTCCGCAACTTCAAATCCAAAAGCATCGCGAAGCAGAAGCGCGTCCCGCGTTGTTTGTTTGAGATCATCCCCAGTCTGCTTTGTGACCTGGGCAACGGTTGCAATCGATTGGCCGAGATCATCCCAGTTCTGGCCAAAATTCTGCGCGTACAGCTCTTTGGCGATCCCTTTCGTTTCCTCCATTTGCTCGGCTGTCTGCCCCGTTGCTTGCTGGACATGGGACATCGATTTCTCAAATTCGGATGCTGCATGCACGGCAGCGACGCCAAAGCCGGCCATGGCTGCAACTCCGGCAGCGGCGGCAATGCCGAAGGCATACATATTTTCCTTAAGAGCCCCGACTTGCTTCTGGGCCTTTTTGAGCGCACTATCGCCGACCTTGAAGCCCACAGCAAACATCAGGTTCCCGATGATGCCACCGGACATAAAACCACCTCAACAGAGAAGAAGCCCCCTTGTCGGGAGCTACTTCTTATTTTTATTCTTCTCTTGCTGCTCCACATGGATATCGAGAGCGGCATTTGCCTCCATGATGTCGTCGTGGTCCATGTTGTTTAAATCACTGTATGTGATCGACATATCGGACAAAAGCAGCCTCCATATGGGCCATCGTTCCAAGGCTCGCCGTTTAGCTTCCTGCGGATTGATCGGCATCGCCATCATCATCCATTCCGATTGTGAAACGGTACGCTTCTTGCACCACCTCACTGAATTCAGCAAACGACTTGAAGTCGTCCATTTTCATTTTCGGTTCAACGACGATATGCTCCAGCATTTCTTCGGCAAGCCGCTCGTCCTGGGGAACACCGAATTTGTTTTTGATGCGGTCATTGATTTTCGTTACCGCGCGGATGCCCGGGAACTGAAATACGAAAGTGTTCCCGGCTTTGGACGTGAATTTTTTTTGTTTGAAGTTTGGCATATGGTTACATCCTCCTTAGTTCATCACAAGATCAATGCATTGGAATTCATATTCTCGGTCCTCGGCATCCTTGCCGTAGGTACGAGACGCAGGTTTCTTGACGAAAGCTTCTGTTGCCGACGACGTTTCTTTCGGCGGTCCGGACGACGTGACCGAGATTGCGACCATCTCGCCGGTATTGGCCAGCTTGTCGAGAAAAGCGACTTGCGGACTCGTTTGCAGGAGCGTCACTTTAATCGTCCCGAGCTGGCTGTTCACCTTCGTTCGGATGGCGTCTCCCTGTGCACCGACTTTCGTTTCATATCCGTCTTCGTCCTTCTCCACTTCTACCATCGACTCGGAAAACCCGGTCAAGTATACGCCGTTGACAATGACGCTGACGCCTTTTGCATCGTATGTTGCGGTTTTCATCGTTCAGGCTCCCTTCTTATAGCTTGATTTGGCCGCGAATGGTCGTTTCGTGAATCGCTCCGGCCAAGTCGAACGTAAATTGCCCGCCCTTATAATTCCGGGCCGTGCGGTCGGCTGGATCGGTTTCCTGCCGTGTCTTGAATGTCGTGCTGTACATGCCGAGGCCGTCGCTGTCTCTTGCGATAATCCCTTGATTAAAAGCACGCTGTAGAACGGTTTTGACAACACTTTCGATTTGTGCGATGCCCGTGTCGTCATAGCTGATTTTGCCGGCGGAATTCAGCAGCTTTTGTACGGCGTATTCGATCGAGAATTTGACGTAATCCTTCGCGTGAATGATGTCGATATACTCGCCACCGACAACTTTGCCTTCCGTCGTGACATCGTCGCCTGCCTTGGTCACATACGTATTTGCGCCGAGGCCGTGAATTTCGTTTATTTCCGTGGACGTCAGCGGCAGCGGCGTAATGCCCTTCAACGTTTTAAACTTCCATGTCACACTTCCAACGTCCGCCGATGCTGTCGCACCGATCCATGCCGCCTCGGGATAGTTGTTAATCGTCGTATGATACATGACCGTTGTCCGCGTATACTTCTTGGCCTTGATTGTGGCCAAATCCGTCTTACTGTCCGATCGTGTAAAGAACTGCCGGGTATTGTTCAGCTCCACCGCGTCGGCGATCTCGATGACGTCCGCTGCCGTTGCGCTCGTCGAGATCAAGAAATACCAATCTTGCAAAAACAACTGCGGCAGCAAGTCGGCCAGCGCTTCCGGCGTCGATCCCGTCTTTCGAGAAACGATCGCGATTTCCGCCGGTGCATTATCGCCCTGGTTAAACAAGGCGAGCGCTGCTTTATATTCCTCCGTGCTGGTGGCGTAATCTGTCTTAACCGCGTCGATATCGGAATATGTTTTATATGGCTTCCCGGCCGTGCTCGCTCCAAGGATCAGCGGCTTGCCGAACCCCAGTTTTGGCGTCGGCTTCTGGATGTCGATCACGACGATGACATCGTTTTTACCCATGGGTTCACTCTCCTAATGTGATGGTTTCAATGCGTTCCGGATGGATTTCCACCGTGTTCGCGGTTCGGAAATCGACATCAAACCCGTTTTTACGTTCCCACTCGTCGCCTACTTTGACGTCGCGGTTATCGATTGCCCCAACGTCGACGACGACGACGCCCACGGCGTCCTTTATGTGAAGATGCCCGGCGGTTTGGAACCACTCCCGCGCGCGCATCGCGTTTTGAATGCTTTCTTTCTTTGATTGCGCATAGGATTGAAATGAAACGGTAAATAACACCGTCTCGACATGAAATGTTTTGTTGTCCGCCTGGATAATCGTAGGTAACCCGACCGGATCGTCCGTCGGGGTCGAAAATTCGTAGGTCACGAATGGATACGGCGGCATGGGAGCCGCTACATTCATTTCAATGACCTTCATTCCGAGCGCTTCCGCCAGCCCTCGAACGATAGCCGACCGGATATCAAGGAACGGGATCATGTGTCGTCACCCGCCTTAACGTATATTTGTACGTATCACAGTACTGTTCACGATCGTCGTCGCCATTGACGGTATATTGCTTGCCCTGATATTCGATTACGTCGCCGTCATCGTGCGGAACGGTCGTGTATAGCACCCTGTCATCCATCGAATACCGACCGCCTTCGAGCTGCAGCAGCTTCTGGCCGATCGGCTGGATCACGCCACGGCGCCGAATCCGTTGATCTTCGGGACGTTGATAAACACCGTCGTCGTCCCAGCTGCCATCTGGTTTCCGGATGAGCTCGTATGGAACCTCGTATTTGCGGAGCATCGGTCCAAACCGAAATATCATCGCCTACCTCCTGCTCTTCACGACAACGAACGTCATCGCGTCGCGTAGTTTTCGTTCCTCGACTAGGATCTTGTTCGATCCTTTATGACGAGCGTAGATCGGGGCAAGCGGCGGCGTCCGGATCCGGTCAAAATGTTTCAGCACTCTCGCTTTCCCTGTCTGGCCTATCATCTGCAGCAAAGCTTCCGTTCGCTCGTTCCCCATGACAATATTTTTGACGCCGGCTTTCACGAGCTTCGATATGGCCGTAGCGGACTTCCTCCGACCCGTTCCAATGAAAGAGCGGGCAGGGATGCCCGCTTTGATCGATCCATATTCGTGTATGCCTGCAATCATGGCGAGTTCGGCGTCACCTTGTACGCCGATGTGAACCTCGTGCTTCGTGAGTTCTTTGAGCTTGGCCAGAATGCCCGGGAGATAGGTTGTCTCATCTACCTCCACGTTTGCACGACGCGTTCTCGTTCGTTTCGGTCCGCTCATGCAAATTTACGATGCCCGTCTAAAAGACTTCGAACGGCGCTCGACATTTCACTTGCTTCATAGGTTACGGATAGATCGCCCACGCGCTCCGACGTAACGCCAGGCTGCCGCATGAGATCCTGCACGTGGAGAATACAAGCGAGTTCAATATCTTCCGGCAAGTTCGCTCCTTCATTCCCCGGAAGAATATAGCCTCCCGTGTAAACGACAGCGATGTTGCGTACACCATTAGGCCATCCTTTCTCCCGGTAAATCCGCCCTTGTTTCGGATCGGAGAGGAAATCCGTCACCGGAACGTCATCAATCAATACCGAATGGATTTCGATCACTGGATACAGGTCAAGATTTAAATATTTGGACGTGTTGTTGCCACTAAGTGCCTCGACTGTCTCCTGCTTTTTGAGTCGACGATTCAAATGCTTTAAAATGGCTGCAGATGACGCACGAATGAGGAACCCAAGCGTTTCATCGTCAAACGCTTCACATTGGGTAGACTTTTTGAACTTATCGACGGTTGTTAACATGAAATCCCTCCCGAAAAGGGGGAAATCCCCCCTCGATTACGGCAACGTAATGCTACCTGCGACGACCGCTTGCGCATCCAGCGTCTTGAACTGATCACGATAGATGACACGAGCTTCCGTGCTGTTATTTCTCCACGACTTCCCGCCGACATTGGTGGTATCGATGCGGTATCCTTTCCGTTCGAACAGAACGATAAAATCAGCGAAAGAACCTATATAAACCGGCGCTTGTTTCGTTGAAGTCCCCGTCGAAGGCAGGATCTCGTTTGCAATGACCTCAACCGGCTTGCCAAGAAGGAGTTTACCTGTAGGCTCCATTGGATTCGGCTGCAGCAATGGGCGTCCTTGACCGTCCACGAGGTTGTCAAAGTAATTGAAACCATCTTGATTCAAAATAATGGATGAGGTTAAGGCAATCGCTGGATTCAACGTCACATTCAGAATCTTTTTCATTTCGGCGATATTGGCGATCGAAACCTTAGTACCGATCGCAGCGAGCAGAGCTAGAATTTCTTCATTTCGTGTACCAACAACCCCTCGCGCAATCCATTCCGCAAGATAGGCTTCAATATCTTCCGGCGAATCTTCGAGTAGGTCGTTCGGAATCGGGAAGAATGCCCCTTTATCGACAACACTGAAAGGAACCTGAGCAAATTTCGGGCTAGTTCCTTCCTGCATATCAGTAAGCTCAGACATAGGAAGGAACTTCGTGAAATGCGCCCCTGTTTCGATATTTCGCGTACCCGTGTTGGACTTAACCGGAATAACCCGAACAAGTTTTTCGAGCTGCGGAAGATCCCGTTTTAACCTGATAATGGCCGTTTCAACATCAGCAGGAACAAGATAACCTCCATCTGCACCCGTGATTCCCGAAAGGGTACGCGCTTCTTCAAGCAGCTGTATGTCCTTGGTCGTTGCAATACCACGAGCGCGGTTGTAGAACGCTGTCCGATATTCCGGCTTCGAGACGAGCTGGGAAATCTTTGCCGCGGTCCGCGTTTCTTCCGGCGTGGATTCATCGACCGGAGTTCCCGTACCAGGAACAGGAACCTCGACATCATCGATTGCTTCCAGCGTTTCGATCTGATCTTTTAAAGTCGTCATTTCGCTCATAATGGAGCGCGCTTCTTCGAGCCTGCCTTCGTTTGCTGCAGTCGATGCCAATTGTTTCTTTGCCGCCAAAGCTTGGCGAAGTTCACGAATCTTATTTTTCATTGTGGGTTAGACCTCCAAAAGTTCAATTTGGACAAGCAATTTATCAATTTCATTCCGGTTGCGTTTTTCTTTCGGGATTATCCCGATATCCTCTAAGCTGCGAGCCTCGATCTCGCTATCTTGGTAAGCTGGGAAGCCTGTCGGAGATACCTCGAACAGTTCAACATCGAGAAGGGTCCGCTCGTAAACGTCCTCATCCGGCAAATAAACGACATCGTGTTTTCTCACATAAAAACCAAAGGACACGCCGTCTACGTCTCCGCGTTGAACGGATTCATAGGCATCGTGCCCCCAAGTATTGTTCGGTAAATCAACTTCAATGCGAAGTCCGATGTCGTCTTCTTCAAGCCGCAGTGTACCGCTTTTGCTCGATCCAAGGACCATGTCCCGGTTGTGGTTCCATAATGCTTTGATCGTATTTTCCTTCAAGCTGCGCGCGAAAGCACCTTGTGCGATCTTCTCGTAAAATTCACCATAGAGCAGCGCGGACCTTGTGTTGAACTTGGCCGCATAACCGGATATGGTAATGGCACCACTACCATCATCCTTCGCCCTTGTCTCCATCTGGTGGAGGGTCAGGTACCTCGTTTCCTTTTTTATCGTCCTCACCTCCCTTCACGCCAGCCTTTGCAAGCTGATATTCTGTCATATGGTCAAGATCAACATAGTTCAGCGTGATAAAGTGCTTGTCGCCGTTCGGGCCGATATTGTCCATCTCCTCCATCGCGAGGATTTGATTAATCGAAAATGCGCCGATCTCCCACATGGTTTTGTAAAACGTCGCCCTCGTAGTCGAATCGCCGCGTAGCTCACTGGTCATGTTGAATTTGACGTAGTACTTTTTCTGCTCTGCTTCCGTAAAAAGCTTGGTGTCGATCTCCATTTCCCAGTTGGTAACGATCGGCTGCAGTGTATTTTTCACGTATTCCAACGATTGGTTTTCCATGTTGGCGTACTTGACGTCCGCGATTCCGAGTTTATACCCCGGCACCTTGTAGATCTTGGCCACTTCGCCAATTCCAAACTTCATCGAGCCAAGCAGCTCCGCATCTTTCAGCGGCATGCCGAGCTGTTGATACGTTGTCGTGTTATCCAATATGGCCACACGTGCCACGTTATCTAATCCGGCATTGATCTTTGCCCATTCGTCGCGAATGCGATCCTTTGCATCGGTTCCAAGCGGCTTACTGGATTGCACATTGAGCACGCCACCGACATTCGTCCCGTTGCCGTAGAAGGAGCCGAGGAACTTCTTTTGTGCTTTCTGGACGCCTAGTTCCTCGCGGATGACCTCGATCGGTGTGATCCCTTTCAACCCGGTTCGACCTATGAACTTGAAATGAAGCACCTCGTCGACGGTTAGCTTTCGCCTTGTACCATTCGGCAAAGTCGTCACGTACCAAACGTTTCCGTTGTGGTCTGTGTATACATCCGTTTGGCTCGGGTTCAGTGGCCACAAAGCTTTCGGATACCCGTCCGCCCCGAATTCAATATTGGCATAGGCGTTTCCCCATACGACCATGTGTAGCATCATGGTTTCCTTGAAGGTATAAGCGGTCATATATGGATTAGCCTTCTTGCCGAGCAAGCGCGAAACAGGATGGTTCATATCCCGCTTGATGTTATCTCCAACACGCTTAAATACCTGGAGTGGGAACTTCCCGATGTCACCGCCTAGGATCGAAGCCACGGTGTAAACGTTGCTGTTTAGAACGGCCGTGTCGGTCGTGATCGTTTCACCGCTTGCCGTCCTGGATCCAGCACCAAATAGACCGCCATTCCACTCCATCGATCGCTTCTTCCAGAACTTCCACCATTGCGCCATAGTTCACCCCCTTCCTCAGAACGAGAAGTCTTCGCTCATAATGTGATCATTCAGGTCTTCTTGTCCTTCCGAATCGGTGAAGCAGCGAACATGCGCATTGATGAGCGATGCGATCGGGTCGATTCGTCCGATAGACTTTTCCTTGTCGAGCATAATGTTCTCATTATGATCCTGACGCGTAACCGCATTTCCTACAGCCCATCCGAGAACGGGGTTTTTATCGTGGACCAGTTTTTTGGCTAACACGAGTTCTCGGAAATTCTTAGTCGGCTCGCTCAGCGTTTTCACGCCTTGCCGGATCTCAACCATGACGAACCCCTCTTTATTCATGTCGTTTGCAAACTGCGTCGCGTTGTAAGGGTCGTAACAAATTTCGCGCACGTGCCACTGATTCGCTTCGACCCGGTCCATTATGTACTTCTTTACAAAGTCATAGTCGACTACGTCGCCGGGCGTCGCTGTAATCCATTTGTCACGGACCCATTTGTCGTATGAGATTTTGTCCCTTCGCGTTTTTTCTTCGACAGTATTCTCCGGCATAAAGGAATGGCTGAGAACCAGCATTCGTCCGTCCGGCAACTCGAATTCGAAGCCGACGCTCGTCAAGTCGATTTTCGACGAAAGGTCGATGCCGATCGTACACTCCAATCCGGTAAGATCCGGCAGCTCATCCTTGTTAATGCCGCACGCTGCCCAGCGATCCATCCGAATGAATTTCTTCACGCCGGCATTGATCCAGATGTTCATGTTCTTGGTCAGGAAATCATCCATTTTCTCAGGTGCACCTTGTGCGGTTTTGAGGCGCCGCCGAAGGTTGGCCCGGCCTTCTGGATATGATGCAGCGATCGGATTTGCCTTCTCCCAAGCTCGTTCATCCGTTATATCATCTATGAGGTTGCCGTCCTCGTCCCGATCGAGTTCGTTGACCATGGCAAAGTATTCATCGTTCTCGGTAGGATTGTCAGGATCGAGCAGCCTTGAAACCATGTCATATTCAACGCGATAACATGGACTATTCAAGTTCTTTCCGGCAGTTGTGATGATCATCAGGAGCGGCTGCGGTCGAGCGATCATGCCCGAATCAATGACGTTGTACATTTCGTCCGTCTCGTGCGCATGATATTCGTCGATGATCCCGGCTTGCGGGCTATAGCCGTCACCTTTTTTTCCGTCTTCTTTGCTCAACGGCTTAATGAACGACTCGCTTCGAAGATGATGAATGACGCCGTACTTCGTTTTGAACTTGTCTTTCAGTTCCGGGCATCGCTTGATCATGACGTCAGTTTCGTTCCATACGATCTTCGCTTGATCCTTCTTCGTTGCGGCGCAGTAAACTTCCGCCATGTCCTCGCCCAACGCTGCAGCTTCGTAAGAACCGGAGCACGCGAGGCTCTGCGACTTGGCGTTCTTCCTTCCCACTTGCCAGTAGCCGTATTTGAACCGACGATACCCGGTTTCTTTATGAACCCATCCGTAGATATTGCCGAATACGAATATCTGGATCTCGTGCGGCTCAATGCGCCGCCCTCTGAGGACGCCCTTCGTGTGCCGGAACAGATTCATCCATTCGAAGAAACGAACGGCCTTGTCCTCGTCAAACACATACGGGAACTGGCCGGTTCCTTCTCGCTCGATGTCCCGCAAAAAACGCAGGCAAGCCCATTTATGTTTCTGACATGCGACGACTTCGCCGTTCAGAACATCATGCGAATAATCGATCAGCCATTGTTTCAGCATTAGACACCGCCGAACCGCTCGTCAAACGCCGTTTTTTGCTTCGGCTTTTCTTTCGGCATCGCGATCTTGGCGCGAGCTGACGGCGTAAGGCCGAGCTCCGTGGCCATCGCCTTCATCTGCTCGGCGAGCTGCCGCTTCTTGGACATGAGCGGATGCGGATAACTGGATGTGATGTTTCCATCCTGGTCCTTAATATTCACCATGATCCCTTCGTTGTCGATGATGCGAGTGCATTCGATATAGTTCACGTATGCATCGCAATAAACAGCGAGCGCGTCGACGTCGACGTTGGTGATAACTTCGAGATCCTTCATCTCCTTGATGATGCGTTTGAATTCTTGCTGGGCGTCGTCACCCAACCAATCAGGCGGTCGAATTCGGTGGGATTTCGGCTTGATACGATTTTCAGCTGCTCGCCTAGCCTCGATCTCCGCCTTGGTCAAATTTTTCCGGCCATTCATGGCGATCACATTAATCGGTTGCGCTTTACGTCCCGCCATCCGTCTTTACTCCTTTCCGAAATCGGTTTTACCCCAAAAAGGGAAATTTTTTCGCATTAATCGGACACGCGGTCTACAAGGGGTCGCCTAATTTTTTTGACCCCCCGGGGGCCTATACGCCCGACAGCTCCTTGACCTTTTCTTCAAGCAGCTTCAATGCTGTTGACCGTGGACTCTTGCTTGCTTTCTCTTTGTCAAGTAATGCCTGGACAGCGTCAGCGTCAGATGTCCCGGCAAGGAAGTCCTTTAGCTCCTCGATCGTAAGGTGGGTCGATGCCCCGGCATTGTCCGGCTCCTCGATCTTGTCCGGCTCCACGGATTCCTCTCGAATGACGCGGACGAAAGAGACGCTGCCGAATGGAAACGTGTACTCCACGCCGCCGATGTCGGTGACATGGACCACCGTATGTGCGCCGTTCACTTGATGAAGTACTTTGCCGGTCATGCGATTATATTCGAACTCGTCCAGCTCAAATGTCGCGCCGTTGTTCATATTGACTTCTGCCTTCATGTTTCACCTTCCCTTTCGTGAATGATTGATGATGAATGCTTGTCTCGTTTACATTGGAACCACGCCCTCTCATAGATTGGCGCGAGGACTATTCGGCATCCTCATCCGCGCCGATCAGGTCCGTCACTCCAAGCCTGCCATCTGAACATGCATGTATATTAGTCGGCTTGACGCCAGGTCCGCCCCATGATTGAGGCAAAGCCCTGCCGGATACAAGGTCAATTAGCGCAACTACTGCATTAGGAACATGATAGGCCGCGTGCTCTTTTCCGCATCGACGGCATTTGTAAATCAGCGATCCGCCTTTCATTTGCCAAAGCCCCCATCCTCTCGAACTGTCTTCGAATCGTGGTGATACTTGCAAAGCGGTTGCCAGTTGTTTCGATCCCAGAACAAAGACTTGTCGCCTTTGTGCGGAACGATATGGTCGACAACTGTTGCCGCCATGATTCGTCCTTCGGCTTCACAATGTACGCATAGTGGAAACTGAGATAAGAAATGATCCCTCGCCTTTCTCCACTTGGAATCGTACCCGCGCGCCGACGACGATCCGCGATGCTTGTCGTACCGCTGCTTGGCCTTCGAATGTTCAGGGCAATAAGATTCCCGCGTCAGCTTCCTGCATCCGAATTGATTGCAGGGACGAAGTGCAGAAGAAGGTATTGTCAATCACTCCCATCCATGCTATGATGTAGACAAATCCGAAAGCATCGGTCGGAAAGCCTGGGGAAAGCATCCCCGGGCTTTTCTGCGTTTAATAGTTCTTCCACGATAGCCGCCACTTCCGCCGGCGCTCCGCTCGCGTTCCCACTCTCGACATCGGTACTGCAGCTCGCTCAACTTGTACAGGACTAACCTCGATCGACTTCCTTTCGAACAGTCTCTTGAACAACCGTTTCACCATCGAAAACACCCCTCCTTTTTGCATAAATATTCACCCACCAGTTACCCATATCTTATATTCTGGATAACTCACGGAATGGCCAATTCCCCTTACGCTGTATGAATCTTCACCACTTGTCCGAAAACGAGTTACCCATAGTCTCAATAAGGTGAATTGATGATGTTTTTAACCGATTTCGAAGTGTTTCATCGACGTATCCATCGTATCTTGAAGCTCTCCAATGTACCGTAGAGTGATTTTCTCGGTTGAATGGTTAAAATGGTTCATCAGCATAACAACGTCCTTATGGCGCTTATAATGCCAGTATCCGAAGGTCTTCCGAAGTGTATGGCATCCGATGTCTCGAAGATCAAAATCCGCTGCTACCTTACGGAGCATTTTGTAGGCCATGCTTCGTCCGATATGCCGGTTGTTTCCCTGGCGGCTCTGGAACAAATACTCGTGGAGCTGTTTCCCTTGAATATAAGCTCTCAACTCGCGCTTTAGTTCAGGCGGAATGAGAATGAGCTTCTCTTTCTTCGTCTTCTTCTCGCGGATCGAAATATGCGTGCCTGTTACGTCCCTCACACGAAGCTTAAGGATGTCGCTGATTCGAAAGCCTGTATAGATACCGGTTATGAACAGAATAAAATTACGGTGTTCCGAGTCTTTCAGGTATACCTTGATGTCGGATATGATCTCCGGATCACGGAGAGGCTGAACCGTGTTCATTTATGCTCTCCTCCATCCTTCACACAAACGGGCCGAAAACACAGCTGCTTGGTTTCCCTCCAGCAACCCCAAACGCATCGTTTGCACTTATCCGGCTGCACTACAATTTGAGGTGCCCTGATTTGGTTTGATCCTTTGTAAGCTTTGATCGACAAAATAATTCACCCCATTCGTGTTAAATTCCCAAGCGCTTGTGAAAATGAAAAAAAGCCGCTGCGCGCGACTTGGGCCTTAAATTTTTATGCCTGCAAAAGTGTGCTAACAGAGCGAAGGTATTCACCTCGCGCATCTATTTTCGGTGCCGCCGATCAGTTGCAGGCCGGCTCATTCGTTCCATCTGCAGCGAATCGGAATGGTGCCGGTCCGCTGAACAAAGAACGAATAAATAAAGGGGTTTCCAACCCCGCCTCTTCTCCATGCTTCTGGCGACAAGCGCCTAAGGGCATCTACCCCACAGCATGACCGAGTGCCTACAATGATAAAGGTACAGTAGACATTACCTTGGGGGCTTCCCCCTTGATAAGTCCACTGTACCTCGTATTTACCGCCATTCGGCTGTCATTCTACCGTCGATTTACCGTCATTTTCTGGCGTAAGATATCCCCACAATTTTAGCGTGTCCGCCACGGCTTCAATGCCGTCGATGATTTTGCGATCTACGGTCCGATCACCCATGATGCTCCGAAAGTGTAAAACCGTAGTTTTATGATTGTATCCCTTTAGAAAACGATATTCCATGATCCGGCGAGTTTCCTCATCCAAAATCAGGTTGACAGCCCGTTCGATATTTCGTGTCGCTTCTTTGGCTTTTAAATATGCATCCTCTTGAATTTTATGCCCGTTATTGTTCTCGAAGTCGTTGACGATGCCTTTTTTCTTTTTGTACCCCCCTAATGCCACTTTTGTCAAGAGCAAATCCCTGCTCGTCGGGGAAGGGAAAAGCTCATCAATGATTACTGACACTCCACTTCACCCTTCCTTATTTTTTAATAACCGGACGCTTGCCGATCATGATTGACTTTGTTCTTCTGCGCGTAGGCCGCTGCAATCTGTTGCCATGATAGTTTCAATCGTTGCATACCGAGTGCATTAAAGATTTTGAGGCTATTTTGAAAGGCGTATCTCCGAATCCATGGATCGTTCCTCAAACTTATTCCGCCTACATGGTATAGAAGCTCAGTGAAGATATGATTGGTTCCGTCTTTCAGAGTAACGTCAGGAACATACAAATCGTCAGCCGGCAAATTAAGCTGCCGAGCGATCGAGAGAAAGAAATGCAGGCAATCAACGTATTCTTCGAGCATCTTCTGCGGTACTTTTTTCGGAAAATGAGGATAGTCTTCGAAGACCGGCAAGCATTCCCCTTGCGAGGCAGCATATTCCGTCCTGGTCATTTCCCAGCATTGTTTGCACATCGCTGCTACTTTGTCGGCCATGTATGGACTCGGGCGCGTATATTCGACCTCTTCGCCGCAATAGTCGCATTTTTCTAATGGGAATAGTTTGGGTGTGCGGCGGCAGCTCCAATGTTTGAAGCCGCGCCATTCATTCGCCAGCTCTGCAATTTCTACTTGCAAAGCGAGTACCGTGTTCGGCAGAAGGTCAACTCCTTCGAGTCCCTGTTCCTCAATAATCCTTGCGTCAAGCGCCTTTTGCATTTCGTAAAGTGCAGTTAGTTCCATCGTTTGCCCTCCTGTTTTATACAAACCCGAATGCGGATTTTGATTTATAAAATCGAACAGTTGCTTCAATCCCGGCAGTGTACCGCGTGCATATGCCCCCATCTGTTCGTGCTTCATTTTCGTCTCTCCTCCTGGCATACTGTAGTCTTGTTATAAACGCTCGGACATCTTACCGAGCAAGCCAGTAACCGCCCCGTGATACTTCGTGTGATCTTCCGGATCCGACTCTTTGATCTCATCGAGTATACCAAGCAAATCTTGAAACCCTCTCACAACGGAATCGAAGCAAAATCCAAACTTTACGGTATTGTGGCTCTTGGGGTTCGCGACCTTTTTCCGAAGCTCTGCAAGCTCTCTTTCGATTTCTTCCGGAATCTTCTCGACTACAGCCGGAACATCGATCGGCTTTTGCTTCAACTCGGTTTCCAGCTCTTTGATCCGGTCACGTGATGTTTGAAGCTCTTTTTCAGAATCTTTGAGCGAAGCCTGGAGCCGATCGACTTCTTCGTTGTCTCCAGCTGCTCCGGCCTCCGCGAGTTCCGCTTTCAGGCGTGCCACTAACTCATCATGTGCTTTGCTTTGTTGTTCAAGGGCTTCATAGGCTTTAGATGTTTTCTCGTGAAGCTTTCGCTCCTTCTCGGCTTGCGCTTCACTCTCCTTCAACTGCTTGGAGAGGATCTTATTTTCTTTAATGGCCTGCTGCAGTTCGCGTGTTGACATATTCTCAACGTCGTTATCCTGTATGAACTGTTCTCGCTCCTCTTGCGGGACGTTTAGGAGAGCAACTGCCTGTGTATAACTCAAATTCACAAGCGCTTGGGAATTTACGTTATCGCCAAAGAGTGCTAATTGATTGTCTCCGAACTGTTCAAATATTTTCATCAGGTTATTAGCCGTTGACTGGGAATAGTCGACGGATTCTTTCAACCAATTCCCCCATTCGCCATGTGCCATCAGCTGCTTGGCTTCGGTCAAGCGGCGCCCGATCTCAATGCTGTTATAAAGTACCATTGTCCTCGTTTGATCTTTAATACTGTTAATCTCCGCCGCAATGGTATGGAATGTTCTTGTGCTTAATTCACTCATATTGCTACCTCCTGTCTACTCTCCGGTCGAATTCCGGTCACGTCAATCCTTGTTCGTTTTTTAGTTAATAGCTTCTTTTGGATAAACATATCGACGAATAATCTTACTTCCACGGTCATTTCACAGTTTTTAAGGCCACGGCATTGAACGATTCTGCCATCTTGTACTTCCATTGTGTAAAAGGGCTTGTCTGGTTCGTCTGCCTTACGTAGTACGAATAGATCGATATTCCCGTTCGCGTACCGCTGTGCATACATACCTACGCAATGTTGTAACGTCTTACCTTCTTGAAATATCTCAGGATTTGAAGCAGCCGGACGGACAATCAAACCGTTATGCTCAAATGAGTATTTTTTACCTAATTCACTAGCGCGGTTAATAATTTTCTTGTTTAAATCTTCGTCCCGTTTATATTTGATCTTTGCCGAGGTTTTCTGATGTGCGTCGTGCAAATTATTCGGAAAAATCACATGCTCTTGACTCAAATCCATTCCAAGTTCCAGACATTCGGCCAAATAGTCCTTCCAGTCTTTAAATATGATTGAGGCGCTGTAGTACCTTCCTCCATCTTTGCGGCTCGCTTGTTTAATAAAATATTTGATCATCGTATCAAACGAGCCGTATTGGGTCATCGACTTCAACTCCTGGAGATACTCCCTTTGGGCTAGTGCGCAAATTTTATGCGCTTGTTCGAAAGTTAGTTGAATCCCGAGTTTTTTAAACTTTTGATACGAGTATAGTGAGAGCAAACCGGTTTTAAAAGGTTGCTTAATCCATTCCTTTGCTTCGGCTTTAGTTAGCCGAAGAACCTTTTCGATCGTTTTACCATTCCAATTTATTGCTCCGAAAGTGGATTGCCCCTCTATCTTCGCGGTCACGATCGGTCCCAATCCAAGCTTTGTCAAATATTCCATGCATGGATACTTGGATGCAAAATCAAAAACCTTAGCTTGATCTTCGTAGTTGTAATGCTCCCAAGTGCAATACTGGAACGGCGTTCCCTGTACTGCCTTTTTAATGCTCTCGATAGAATGATAACAGCGTTTATTTCTTAGGCTATTAACAGCCTCCGAATAGACCGATGTTCTTTTTTCGAAACTATACCCACCATAGTAGTTCTTTGACCACATTTCACTTCGCCCCGGCTCGAAAAGGTACATAACTATTGTGTCAAATTTCGTTTCGACGGTTCTATAATCCGTTCTGTAGTCTCGAACCATATAAAATCCTCTTGCGATTATTGCCTGCGGATTGGTTAGCGATTTCTCGTAATAAAGTAAATATGCATCGTCGACCATTTTCTGCCGCCCCATCCCACTACCTTTGATCATCGCTTCGGTTCCGCATGAAGGGCAATTTGTACGATGATTGTGCTTGAGACCTGATGATTCTGACTCCCGTTTACAGTGAGTACAGAAAGCATATTGTTGCCTTCCAACACGACGAATGAAGAGATATCGGCTCCACACCATAACCGCATTTGTCGCATAATCTTGAATCGTTTGTTCGACTTCGACAGGGAAATGTGATTTGAACGATTCAAATTCATTTTTTTTAGACATACGTTATCTCCTCCTATAGTCCAAAGTCTTCGAGCTTGACGTCAAAACTGGACGGTTTCGGCTTCATCGGTACTGGAGTTGCTGGAGCCGCTTGAATGCCAATCAATGCTGCAACATCTTCGATACTCACTCGGCTTTCTATCTCAAAATAATTAAGAACGATCGACAGTCCCTCGATATCACCTAGCATGGCCATGCCTTTTCGCTGCTTTTTCTTGGCTTCGGCTGCCATGGCGTCAATGCTTTTAACGATCGACTTATCCGCCGCCATGATCTTGCTGCAGGCGTCAGGTACCGTATCCATTTTAGAAATCAGGAATTTTCCGATCAGTTGGACATAAGGATTTTCAGTCTCTCCGTCCATTTCTTTCTTAAGCTTTGCAATCGCTTCTGCCTTCACTTGAACTCCTCCTCGTTTTTCATAATTCCAACCTTGCACCACATTCCTTGCAAATTCGAATTAGTCGGCCGGATTCGTACTTGTGGGAAAAACTGCATCCTGCGCACTCGCTACAGTACCCTGGTCGTTGATTTAGTGGTATAACTGGCGGCTCTGCAACCTTAATCGCAGATGTTGCCCATTGTGGTTTCTTCATGCCGTAGCACCCCTATCATGGTGACTGCGATCCAAGCTCACAAACTTGTTATAGTTTTTCAAGAATGCAAGCTCCACCGTTCCGACTGGGCCGTTTCGCTGCTTGGCGATGATAATCTCGATGATGTTCTTCTTCTCCGATTCCTTGTCGTAATAGTCGTCCCGGTATAGGAACGCAACGATATCGGCATCTTGCTCGATCGCCCCTGATTCACGTAAATCCGATAGCATCGGACGCTTGTCCTGCCGTTGCTCAACGCTTCGGGAAAGCTGAGACAAAGCGATGATCGGAACATCGAGTTCTCGTGCGACTTGCTTCAACATCCGAGAAATCTCGGAGACTTCTGCCTGTCGGTTCTCTTTCTTGCCGCGAATTTGCATAAGCTGCAGATAATCGATGATGATAAGCCCTAGACCCTTCTCACGTTTCAAGCGCATGCATTTGGATCTAATTTCGGATACCGTGATTCCTGGCGTATCGTCAATGTAGATGTTCTTTTGTGCTAAGATGCCGATCGCTCCAGATATTCTCTCCCAATCTTCCGACTCGAAAAATCCCGTCCGCAAACGCCCGGCATCGACATTCCCTTCCGCACTAATCATCCTTTGTACCAGCTGGGCCTCTGACATTTCCAAGCTGAATACTGCAATTGTCTCGGCAGTCTTTTTCGATGCGTTCTGAGCAATATTAAGCGCAAATGCCGTTTTGCCTACTGAGGGCCGTGCTGCGACGATGATTAAATCAGATTTTTGAAAACCTGCCGTCATCTTGTCCAAATCATCGAATCCGCTCGAAATACCGGTCACTCCACCATTTGCCCGATTCTCGTACCGTTTCTCAAACTGGTCGTAGAGCTTTTTCATCACTTCGATGATCGAACTAAAGTCTTTAGCCGGAGCTGCCTGATCGGATAGTTTGGTGGCTGCATCATACATCGTCGCGATGATCTTCTGCGGATCGCCAGATACTGCGACCTCGCGCAATTGTGCAATGCTGACCGCAATGACTTGGCGAAGAACATGCTTCTCGTTCACGATGTCGATATAGTGTTTAAGATTGCCCACGGTCGGTACGGCATTGGCTAACTTCGTCAGATAACCTATACCGCCGATATCTTCAAGCTGTCCGCTCTGCTGCAGATGCGCCGTAAGCGTGATAAGGTCCGCGGGTTGGTTCTCGGTGTTAAGGGAAACGAAAGCATCGAATATGTGTTGATGTGGTTTAGAATAAAAGCACCCTGGCTGAATCAATTCGATAGCCGTATTTATGGTTTCTGGATCCAAAAACATAGAACCGATGACGGCCTGCTCTGCTTCCATGTTGTGTGGCATTTCATAACCAAGGATTTCCTCAACGGTCAAGGATCTCATGAATCTTCCTCCTCAATCCGCTTGGAGGCGGCGCGGCTTTGGTGCTCCAATTGTCCAACTGCGACAAGAACGAATCCGTATTCTCTTGCATCCGTTGTCGGTCCAACTGCTCGCCTAATCGTCCGCGAATATCAGCGATCGTCGGCGGAAACTTCTCGGTCAAGATATGACCATGAACATTCTCCCGGGCCACATCGAACGGGAAGTCTTTGAGATATTTCAAGTGTCGATCGACGCTTTCTTTGCTGGCATCAAAGCTCGGATAGTTCTCTTTGATCGTGAGCAGTATTTTGGCGACCTCAGTTTTCGTCACGTTACTCGCCCTCCTCGATGAGTTTTTTCAACTCGTCGATTTGCTTCTGCTGCTTCGTTCGGTTCGTCTCCTTCGATGGCTGTTCTGTTTTGGCTTCTCGTGCTGCAGTATGGGAAGGCGCACGCCTGTTTCTCCATGCTTCCCAAATCCCGGGCTCATAATATTTAAAACTGCCAGGAGGTTGAAAAACGCCGTCGTCTTCTTCTTCGCGCTGTTTCTTTGCATCCCACAGGCTCATCATAGTTTGGATGATAAAGGGGACCGGCATCCCCCCGGCGATCATCTTGCCCATGATCTCTCGCTCGGTGTGGCGAACATGAAACTCTAATCGCTTGTGCAGCTCGCAATATGCTTCGACGAGTTGAATGATTGGATCTTTTATGGTGGTAGTAGTAAGATCTTTAAAGTCTTTTAGATGTGCCACATTTGGCATATCACTCTGTTCTGATACGCCATTTTTGGCGTCTCTATCATTGTGATATGCCACATTTGGCGCTTCACTTGAATGTACTGATACGCCATTTTTGGCGCTTCTCTCTTCGTGACCTGCCATTTTTGGCGTATCACTTGGAGTTGATGACACGCCATTTTTGACGCTTCTCTTTTGATTGTTTCGAACCTTAATGATTTCACCACGAGAGACTCGGACGGTGGAAATATACCCCTCTGATTTCAAATGGGACATATTCCGCTGTACCGTCCGGCTGCTCGATTTAATTTCTGCGGCAATGCGTTCGATCTTTATTGGCGTGCCGTGAAGAATGATACCCCAGCGTATGCCGTCTCCATCGATCTCCTCTGAGGTTGTGCGATCGATACACCATAGGAATTCCCAAATCGCGGCACCGATTCGTTCCTTGTGCTCGAAGAGGCCGTTGGAGACAGGTATTATATGATTGTCAGATGACATGCACCGGCCTCCTTACCTTGGAACTGAACTCACCGTGACAATGTCAAAAAAGCTTTTACGAAATACGTGTCTCATGGTATAATCGAAAAAATGATTTTTTTAAAAGTGCAATTCAGCGACAATCGGCATGCGACGCCGATTGTTTCTTTTTTGGCCTTAACTCTCCAAGCTTCTGTATGTACTCGGATGCATCCTTCCTCAGCTGCTCCATTTGCACGTCATCGATCTGATCGGGGTTTTGACAATAGGCATACTTCGTTTCAGTTGGATGCTTGTAACTCAACGCTTCTTGGATAGCTCGATTGATTGCAACTCGTTTGCAAGCAACAAGAACGTAAATTCGTTGCAGGCAAAATTTCCGATTCTCCCATACGAACGCATTTGATTGCCTCATAGTATCAGCTCCCTACACGGTATTAGCTAACTGGTCGACATCTGCCTTTTCGATCATCTTCTGTTCGTACTCCAGCAGCCACTCCCGTTTTATCTTCCAATACCCACCGTCTTTGTATGCGCGGAGCTGGCCACTTGCAATCCGGCGCTTGATGGTTTGGGTGCTAGCACATAGGTACGAAGCAGCCATTTTTACGTCCAGCGTAGGAGGAAGGGTTGAAATCGAATTTTCCATTGGATTACCTCGCTTTCAATGAATTAAGTTTGTTACTCCGCCCGAACAAAGTCAGGCGGTGTTATGATGGTTTTCATGTTCAAATAAGTACTCCACTGTGCAAGAGGGGAAAAATTTTTTCCTTATCTTGAATGCTTCTTCCAAGTAAAACTTATTGCGACCGTTGATCTTGTCGCAAACGGTAGCGTAGCGGACCCCGAGATATACAGATAAATCCTTGATCGTTATACCTTCTCGCGCCATTTCTGCTCGGAGATTCCTCAACATCTGACTGACCTCCTCTCATCGAGCCTGAACGAAACTTCGTTCGCGTTGATTTTGATGATAAACGTAACTTCGTTCATTGTCAATGTCTAATTTGAATGTTTAAACGGAAATTCGTTTTTATCATAGTTTACAACTGATAACTTTTGTTGTAGGATATAGTCAGTATACGAAATTCCGTATAATGGAGCGTGTGAATAGTGAAAGCTAATCTAAATCGGATGGCAGAAATACTTGCAGAAATGATAGATAAAAAAGGGAGTAGAAGGGCATTTGCGGAGGAGATCGGAATGCCACCAACTACTTTACAATCCATGCTCACTCGCGGTATAGGGCGCGCTTCTATACAAAATGTCATTACAGTCTGCAAAGCGCTTGGTATAACTGTCGATGAGTTAGAAGCAATGGCACGTGATTCAGATGACGACGACATCAAAACCATCGCCGCGCATCATGACGGTGACGAATGGACAGACGAAGAGCTGGAGACAATCAAAAAGTTCAAGGAGTTTGTACGTTCTCAACGCATTAAAGGATGATTTTACGTGCTCTAGGATCGGAAGGAAGAATCAAAATGAAGTATTCATTAGGGGAAACAATTAAAAAACTAAGAATCGACCGTGGACTGTCCCAAGATGAATTAGCAGATATACTCAACGATAGATTCGGCTCAACTATCAACAAAGGTATGATTTCCAAATGGGAAAATGATCTCGGCGAACCTCGATTAGAGACCGTCAGGATACTTGCTTTATTCTTCAAAGTAAAGCTTGATGATCTTTTTGGAATTAGCCATGATGACGGTGACGAATGGACAGATGAAGAGCTGGAGACAATTAAAAAATTTAAGGAGTTTATTCGTTCTCAACGCAACAAGGGGTGACCTATATGTATGAGGCTCTGCTATCTCTTGCCGATCAATACGGCATGAAGGTTAGTGAACAAAGAATGCCGCTAACAATGAAAGGGTTGTATGGAGACGGTGTTGTCTGGATAAACAGTGATATTCCATATGTCTCCAAAGGTTGCGCACTTGCAGAAGAAATCGGACACCATAAGACCAGTATCGGAGACATCTTGGATAAAACGTGCATTGACAGCCGTAGACAGGAACAACGTGCCAGAAGGTTTGGGCATGGGCTCATCATCCCATTAGAAAGATTCATTTATGCCGGACAAGCCCGCGTCGAAGGAAGGCATGATGTTGCTGAATGGTTAGGGGTGACGGAGGAGTTCCTACAAGAATCCATAGATTTTTATCAGCAGAAATATGGGATATACGCAATCACAAGAGATTACTTAATTCACTTTGACCCACTATACGTTACCAAGTCGAAGTATTGGACGGGTACTAATCATATGAAATTTTCATAAGACTGCTCACAACTTCTCGCTTCCCAGCTGCAAGGCTGTTCATTATACTTAAAAAACGAACGTACGTTTTGTTTGGAGGGAACTCAATGGAAAAGAAGGAGACGCCAAAGGAGAAGAAAAAGAAAAAGCAGCTGCCAGGGGTTCGCGAACGAAAAGGTCGTTTCACATACCGCTATAGTGTTGAAGTGGTGCAGAACGGCAAAAGTCATCGTAAACAAAAAGAAACCCCTGCATACTCCTCTGCTCAGGAAGCTTATGAAGCCGGAATCATCATTAAGGCGCAACAAATTCAAGGCGTTTATGTAGATGAGTCAAACATCACTTTTGCTGATTGGGCGGACAAATGGATGGATATTTATGAGGAGAGCGGTAAGAAGCCGCATAGCATTGTGGCACGCCGAAATTCCCTTACGAGGCCGATTGAACGATTCGGAATGATGAAGCTAAAGGATATCAAACCGATGCAGTATCAGGAGTTTCTCCTTGATCTAAAACGCGAAGGACTAAAGCGCAATACATTATTGAGTATTCATTCCACGATGTCGCTTCTGTTTAAAAAAGCAGTACGCCCACCATATGAGATAATCGCACGAGATATTACGAAAGATGTTGATCTGCCGGCCTATAGCCAGACTGTCGAGGAGCTGGAACAAGGTACAGATGTTGCGAAGTATATGGAGAAGGAAGAACTAGCGGAATTTCTGCAAACTGCTTGGCGTATTGCCGATGAGCAGGCAGACGATAAAGAGCGGTTGATTGCTCGCCAATATGCCAGAATGCTTCACATCTTGGCTTATACAGGATTACGGATCGGCGAGCTATGTGGTTTAGAGCGCGCTCGCATCGATGTGGTCAATCAGCAGCTGCGCATTATCAAGACGTTATATGCAATGGAAGGTGTTAAGAAATACAAGCTCAGCACGCCTAAGAATAAAAAGTCGATTCGGGATGTTGACATAACGAAACGAGTTTTATCGCTTTTTGCTGAGCAAGAAAGGGAGCGAAAGCAAGTACAACTACTGAGTTCAAGATATTACCGGGATCGCGAATTCGTATTTGCAAATGCGCGTCGCGCGGCGGGTTATCCCTTGTCCCCCCGGGATCTTGAGCGATTTATGAAGGTCGTACTCGAAAAGGCTAATATGAATCTGGAACTTACTCCCCATAGCCTCCGTCACACCTATACAAGCCTAATGGCTGAGGCTGGAGTGGAGCTGGCGGCGATTCAGCGGCAGCTCGGTCACTCCAACGACAAGACCACAACACAAATTTACCTCCACGTTACAAAAGCTCGCCGCAGAACAGATGTTGAGAAACTTGAGGCACTTATGAACCAATTATGACCCTTTGTGGGTAACGTGTGGGAAGAAAGCCCGCAAACGCCCTATTTATAAGGCTCTGTAAATATTATTGCAATATTAGCAGAGGGTATATGGGCTGTCAAGGATGGTTCTCCTCCCAGTTCTACAGCAGAAATCGCATACGCATACACCGGATTTTATGTATTTATTTACCGGAATACGTATATTTGCATACAGGGCTCCACAACAAAAACTGATCTATGCCCTGCTCCTTCGCCGCCTGAATTTGCTGCATCACTTCCCGCTCTCCATACTTGAGGTGAGGA